CTATTAAACTGACTAACTACAACAGGACTATATCCATAGAAATCTCTAGCGTATCTGAGTTCATCAGACATTTTATCTATTAATGATTTCTTATTTGGATAATCTTTCATTGATTTTAATAGTCCTATATGATCAATTACAACAAGGGTAATGGTATTCTCATCATTGGGAATATATCTCTTATTAAACTGATCAATTTGCTCAATTCTGCCATTGGCTAATGCATGCTCTTTAAGATCTTTAGCAATCCCAACAGGGTTCTCTGGACCATCAATGATAGTAATAATCTCTTTCATGCTCTCAATATATTCTTTATATTGATTGAAGAGTTTATATTCCTCAGCATTCATCTTATCGTTCCAACCTAAAAGCTTAGCTACAGGGATAATAATACCTGTATCAAGGAATATCTTTCGACTCACCCACTTAGCTATTTTATAGGTTCTATTTCTCTCCATAGAACGATAAATAATTCTGAGTTTAATATCAGTTTTGTCCTTATTCTTAAGATACCAGTCTATAGGATTAAGAATGAAAGCATCATCTACGAAAGAGGTTTTGCCAGATCCTGTCAATCCTCCAACTAGATAATACATACTCTTTCTTATACCTACATACCTATTAAGTCTATTGAAACCCATTGGTATGCCTCCATTCTTTCCAGCCATACCATCATCAACGGCTTTTTTTAATTCATCGAAGCTCATAACATGAGTTATTAGATCGTTAGAATATTACCATTACTAGTTAATTTTCCCCACTTTCCATCTGTACTAACACTACCATTACTAAATCTAGTATCATAACCACTTAGTTTAAGAACACCTGCATTAAGAATGTCATCATTATTATGCATGTGTCCAAATAAACATAGTTTAGGTTTAATCCTAGTGAGAACATGTCTCTTAAGGGATGAACATCCAAAACTCATTAGATGACCAGAAGTTCTATCATATGCTTTGTCAAGTATAGTCTTTGGTGGTCCATGGACAGCAACAATATCCACATCATCGTCTATCTCCTTCCATATAGCATCTAACTTACTTCTATCCTTATTGAATGCCCAACCAGTTCCAAATGTTGGTTGATAAGGACTACCAAATATCTTAATGTTTTCTATAGTGATATATTCATTCTCAAGATATATAATACCAACATCTTCAAAGTCTTTTCTTGTTACTAATCCTTTCTCAATTGAAGTTTCATGATTACCTGGTATAAATATCTTATACTTAACATGAAGATTTTTAAACCATTCAATAAACTTACGAACCTCTGGTTCATTCTTATAAGGGTCTTTATGATTACTACAGTCTCCTGTATGGATAATCATATTACACATAACATTAACAACAAGTTGTTCATGGCAAGTATGTGTGTCACTGATGTGCTGAATGATTAGCATATTAATTGTTTCTAGCTGTTTTTAATCTATGCATGCTGATAAAGAATTCATGGAAATTTTTACAGATACTTTCAAATTCTTCTATAGTAGTATTATTATCTGTAATAGTCATATCAACTCTATCAACTCCTGCATGATCACTAATCATACACTCATAAGATACTCCTATCTTTTTATCTGTTGTATGATTGGGAAACTTGCTAAAATCATAAAAAGCAAAACCAACACTATAACCACTTGTTCTGTCTCCATCCTCATCTACATCACATTTAAATGATTTCCAATAAATGTAATCAGACTTCTTGTAGTTCTCATTGAACTTTCTATATCCTTTGTCTGATAGATGTTCTTCAAAACTTTTACCTTCTTCTAATGTAAAATGCATGATATTAATTTTTTTAGTTAAACATCAGTAGACCCAGTAGCCTTAGCTTCAGGTTCTATTCTAACTCCTTTAGTTATTAACTCTATAAAGGGTTCAAACTGCCCATCATTTAAAAAAGTATAACTATTGGTCAAATAAGTAAGTTCATTAGACTTCTTAGTAAGAGAGAGTTCTTTTTTCATTGTAACAACATACTTAGTAGCTTCAATTATCTGCTTACCTGTATATTTTCCCTCATTAAGAATAGCATTGAACTTTAGTCTGCAGTTTTCTTTCTTTACACGCATACCTCTACTACCAGTAAAGACTCTCCCTTTATACTCAAAATGATCAGTAGATGGAAATGATTCCCACCATTCATCAAAGTCTGATGAGGATTGTTTCTTCTTAGTAATAGAGGAGACAATCTTTGTGTTTAGAAAATCTAATAAATCATTACCCTGTAGTGTAACTTTTCCCTCACTGGATAATAATCCTTTCCTAATGAGACTCTGGTGTAATGCATCCATTTTCATACTGTTAGTACAGAGAGCTTCCATATCATGACCTTCCTTTACTAACATTAGAACGAAAAGTTGGTCTAATGTATAACCTCTTTTCATTAGTTCTTCAAAGTGCTCCTTCGTCAACTTGAGTGTTGTCATATTCTTCTTGTGATTTAGTCTTATCATGTACTAGTTTTATCTCTGCAGCTCTTTGTTCTTTAAGCTCATCGACATCAACAGGTCCATATAGAAGTTGATAATAATGAACATCATTTTCCTTCTCCCAATCAAATAAATCAATGAAATTTATTGAGTAGCTTGTCATCTTTTACTTTTTTTAGATAAAATGTATCTTCATCCTTCTGACAGAATTTAAAAAATCCTATATACTCTTCTCTTTCTTCTATTTTAGGAAAAAATGTAAACACTTTAGTTTTCTTAATAGAATAGGTTCTGTGACTATCAATAGCTGGTCGTTTAATGCACATATTATGCATTTGAAAAACTATTTCATCACCTAACAGATCTGTAGCTGCTTTTTTTAAACGGCATCTAACCCCACCTGATGTAATACAGGTCGTTAATCTAATTACACATATGACTTTCATAATCTTACTTTTAAACCTACACCAAAGTCAAACCAGTTGAAAGCTGCCTCAGCTTTGGATGTATTACATTTAAATACTTTTTTTATCAATCTAATAGCATAGATTTTGAACTCCTTATGCTTTTCAGCAGAGATATACCAGTTATAATACCAATCTTCCTCATCTGCAGCTTCAACAAGTGATTTTCCTATCATATTAAGTTGATATTCAAGTAAATGATGAGAGATGTTTTCACGATTGATTTTAGGTTTCATTACAATACTTTTAGATTGTTATGTTTGATTTCCCATTTCCAATAACTTCTATTGGTAAACTTATCATCAGGACTAAAGTCTTTTCTTCCAGTATGATACCATATCCATGGGTTTTCTTTAACAACTTTAATGAGTGATTTTTTCATAATTTAAATTATTTAGCTTCTCCCCAACTTTCTCCAATGTTTGCATCTGCTTTAATTTTTAGATTGTTTAAATAATGATTACCTGCATCTAGCATAGATTGTTCTACTACACCTTTTACAGTGTGCTTAATTGCATCTATACATTCCACAACAAGTTCATCATGAATTGAATTACATATTAATACTTTCCATTGAAGATCATTACCTACAATCCAATCAAACAATATAGCTGTAGCCAATTTTATTTGGTGTGCACCTCTTGTTTGAACTGGGTTATTAAGACATAATCTCATGTATTCTGAACGTAGCTTAGCATACTTTGATACAAGTTTTTTCTTGCTCTTATAGAATTCAACTTGGATAGGATATTGTAGATCATATTTTACTCCTTTTTCCTTTTCCTCAAGAAACTTCTTATAATCAGTTTTTCCAATTTTGTACTTAGTCCACTCTTCTCTTGAAATAGCATCTACTTCTGTTTTCAGCTCTTTAAAGTCTTCATAATATGGAAGAGCTAACTTCCAACCATCTACAGACTCTATATAACCTTTTTTAGCAGCTTGTTCAAATACTTTGTCTCCCCAGGTATATAAACCTGCATGTAAAGCTTTAAAACCATCCTCAATCTCTTGTGCACGTTTCATAGGAATACCCTCTTTTACATGAATAGTAAAAGCTGAACCTCCATATTGAAATGCAAATCTTGGACTCTTCGCAGCTTGTCTTTTATCTTTGTGTTTCTTAGTGATTTCTTCATCACTTAAACTTTCTAATTCTGGAAATAATATTCTGGCAAATGCACAATGCAGACAAGAACCATCAAGAACTGATTTAGTCATAGCCTCATCTCCACTTAAATCTGCAGCTATTACAGTTTCTTGTCCTGAATAGTCACAAACTATCATGACATTACCTTCATTAGCCTTAAAACAATACCTGGTTATCTTATCAGAAGGAAAATTTAGAAAATTAATTTCTCCCTTACGAGTAGATAATCTAGCTGTATCTACCATTGGATTAAAATTGGTATAGATTCTGTTGTTTTCTATCCTTTTATATATAGTATCTCCAAAAGTAGTTACCCTATGAGTAGCTTCTTGATAAGCTAACCAAATATCATTAAATTGATGAGGTGTTCTGGTTATTACTTCTTCCTTAATACTGGGCTTTCCTTCCTTATTGATAATATTTATATCAAAACCTTTGAAAACACTTAGCATTTGCTTAGGTGAAGCAGTGTTAACACTAACTTCCTTACTGTCATCAAATAAACTTAATTGTCTTGTTCTGAATTCTGGTAGATAATCAAAGATGTACTCTTCCACTTTAGTTCTCATTGTGTTAGAATTTTCCAAATCATCCATCATCTTGTTCTCCCAGGACTGTGGACTTATAGGCATACCACATTGTTCCATATAAGCCAAAGCTCTAACATATCTACAATGTAGTTTATAGGTAGCTTCAAAGCCTCCTTTAATAATCTTATCATTAAGAGTTCGCTCTAATTCGAGTAATTTATCAACATCGTTGAATGAATACTCTATCGTGGTTGGTTGGCTGAGTTTTACTTTATGAATGTTCTTTTGTTCAGTTTTATCATAAATAATATTAAGCTCTCTCTTCATAACAGATCCAAAGTCAGCTTTGAAAGGTACCCAATTCTCTAATTGACCATTGTAAAGGATTTTGGTAGCTAACATAGTATCTCTAACCTCCCTGGGCCAGAAATCATATTTGTAAAAAAATCCTAAATCAAATAATATATTATGTCCAACAAGTATCTTACCTTCTATATAAGGGATAAGATCCTTGAAGGAATAATTATCATCATACATATGAATTATATAATTATTGTTCCCCGTTCCTATTTGTGTACAAAATATTTCTTCTTCTCTTGCTCTTAATCCAGTGGTTTCCGTATCTATTGCAATCTTTTCTGGTAATATCATGTCCTCCAATTCGCAGAAATCATAGTTTCCTACTTTGGAGAAAAATTCTGGGTGTTTTGTGATTATATAGTTCATAATAATGGTTTTCTACAAAATTAAGAATTATCTTCCTCAGGAAGTTCAAAACTGATTATTGCTTTCCCTTTATGAAGACTTACAGTATCATCTTCTTCAACATCTACCCAACAAATACCATTGCATTTGTTGATGATAGTATTCAAATGTTCCAGAGATATAGGTATTTCATCATTCATTTCTTCTTCTTCATCATCATACCAACCTATTTGGTCAGGATAAGCCAATACCTCACTATCGAAGGTATTCATTATCATAAGCTTCACAGGAGCCCCATATTGAGACATATATACTTCCTGGTCTTCTGGTATCTCTTCTAACTGAAATAGCTCTGTAATAGGCTCTATTACACCTACAGTGATTGTATGGACAAAGTACATTCCTTTCTCCAATTGTTCAGGTTTATAGCTTACAAAAACTAATTCTCCCTCCATTGCGTATGTTTCGTTATTTTCCATATTAAATATCATTAAAAGGTTTAAAATTTACTTTTTGTCCTCTAGCTTCCCTATATTTTACATAAGAAACAACTAAAGCCTCTAGCATCTCATCACTTATCCTCATGACAACCTGCGCAAGTTTATCTCTTTTTAGAGTATAATGTATAGGAGAAACACCAGGAGTTTCAACAATAGATTCTAAAATTAATAAATAACTGGCATCCTCCAATTGTTTGAATTGAACTCTTTTGTTATGCATCCTAGCTTCTGAGCCATCTGCATATGTTGTTATTTTTACTAATGGCATATTATTTCATATTCTTTAAAAAATTATGCATTTGAACCATAAGAGCCTCCAAATTTTCAGCTTCAAACCTCTGTGAACCAGAAGTGTCACCATCTTTAAATTCTACCGTTCCCCAAGCATACCATTCTCCTGTACTAAACACACGTTTATTATAGTGAGCATTTATAGAAACAATCTTATCCTTTTTAAAAGGATCATTTACTATAGATGCTATATCATGGGTCTCTTCTGAGCTATTAACTAACTCACTCATAGGTTTAATCGTTGTCTTCTTGTTCCACCACATAACCAAAAGGAACTTCACCTGAAACAATATGCTCCCAATGTAATCTTACATTTGGATGAACTTGATCCTTTTCTTTTGTATCCAGCAGTAGTTTAGCTTGTTTCTGAATATTTACCCAAACATCTTTAGATAAAACTTGAGAGAATCTATCATTATATTGAGGGTAAAGCATATTATCAAAATCAATCATTTTTAATCCTGTCTTATTGTCAGAATGATTCCAATGTCTGATAAATTCCCACATAATACATCCTGCCTGAAAGCCTGTAATACTACCATGTTCACTATTATTCATAGCTGACATTGTAGCTATACCTCCTGCAGTAATTGCATGACATATAGTACCATAATCATGTTCATAATCTTCCATTAAATGGGATAAGAAAAATGGCAAAGTTAATAATGTTTCTTTCTTTGCTTCATCGTACCACCCTTTGTGTACTCCCATTTCTTCTGTAATCTTTTGCTTTTCCATGTTGTTTGATTTTAGATGTTTACTTTTTATCGAAATTAATGTTGTTTACTTTATCAAAACCTTCTAAGAAATTATCCTCTACAGGAGGTTTCTTTTCAAATTTATAATTATACTTCTCTTTTACCTCAGCAGCTTTTTCTTTAAAGCTGTGTGAACTATTATTCCTTGCATATAATCTCTTATCTATTAATTCTTCATAGGCAGGAGTTACATACCCTCCTATTTTAGAAAACCATGCAAAAAATTTGTCTGCTCTATCTCCCATAATATTAAGTTTTAAATTATACAATAGTGGGGTAGGGGGGATTTGAACCCCCTACAGCCCTTTAAGCTACCCCTACCGATTACTTAGTGATTTCGCAAATACACCAGTCATCACTTAACATATCAGTTGTAGATGGAACCCATCCATCATTAATATGATTATCAGAAGTTTTTAAGCGAAAATTGCTTAAACCAACGATACCTAAACAAGTACCATCTTCTGAACTTCCAGAGATAGGAGTTTCAAAACCAAACTCTGCAATAGCTTCTTTCAAATAAGGATCTTTAACCCAGCTTTCTTCAATAATTGAAGCTGGTTTAAGCCAACAATAAGCATCACCAGTCCAAGAAGCTCTACATACTTTCACTCCTTGTTTTAAAGCTTCCAAAGCTTGTCCATAAGTTAAGCCTGGATAGCTAAAACTTAATTTTGAAGAAGAGCAAGACCCATCTGATGGACTTGTTGAACATTCTGGAGAATTATGCTCTACTTTAATAGAAGGAGATGGAGTTTCTGAAGTTGGAGTTTCTGGTGTGAATTCCCAGTTAGCTTTTTCTGAGCTTGGAGTTGAAGAAGTTGCAGCAGCGTTTGAAGAATTTGTTCCTGTGTTTGAAGAATTTGTGTTCATAGTAAAAAAATTTAAATGTTTAAAAAAATTGTTTAAAAAAAATTGTTTAAAATAATAATAATTGTAAGTAAGTAAGTAAGTAAAGAATTTGAAAAAAGGGGACTTTCACCCCCTATGCTTTTTTAATTATCTATTCTCGTCCCATTCAGCGATAGAATCTTTAACGACATCTTTAACACCTCCAAAATAGCCTGCATCATGCAATACTTCTTTCAATGAATTAGCTAAAGCTTTTTCACTAGTAACAGCTGAAGATTTAGTTCTAGACAATTCTACTTGTCTCAAATAACTATCAATACATGCATCCAATTGGTAATCAAGGATAGTGCTGTCTCCACTTAATACTAAGTTAGACTTAACATTCTCAATGATTTCAGCCATAAATGCTGGAGCAATATTATTGCTTGCAATTTTAGCATACACTGGAGTAAAGTCTCCTTCAAGAGTGATTCCTTGACAGAATGAAGCAACATATTTTTCAGCTGTAAAAGCATCTAAATAAGGCATAGAAATGATAGTACCAATTCTTTTACCTCTTAAGAAAGTTGGATCAATAAGCTCCAAGTGATTTGTAGTAAACAATGCAATTACATTCATATCTTTAGTGTCTCCACCATCAAGAGTATTAAGAATGTCCTGTAAAGCAGCAGTGCGCTCACCACGAGTTACTTGGTCAATATCTTCCACGAAGACAAGAATACCATTACCATTCTGGTCTAAAGTTTTAGCCATACGTAAAGTAGGAGCTAATAACTCAGGAGATTTTAGGTAAATACAAGCCCAACCATTCTCATTAGCTTCTACAGCTAATTTAAATGCAAGTAAAGTCTTACCAGTTCCATAAGGTCCTTCTAGAATAGCACCAAATTTCATTGGAATACCAGATTTTCTACATTTTTCAGCATGTAAAATTCTAGCTTTCAATGGAGACAATGCATAATCTGTCTTAGGAGACAAAATCATAGTCTCTTTGGTATAACTATCCAAATTAAGGATTTTTGGTTGACCACCATCAATGTCTTTGTTGATCTCAATAGTCAAATCCTTATAGATACTGTCTGTACGCAACAATTCTTTAGCTCTGTCAACTACAGAATCAATCAAAGTTTGAAACTTGAATTGGCATTTACCTCTAACGTACATACGCTTTTCTTCCTCAGAATAAGCTATTTGAATATGAGCATCTTCACCCATTTCTGGTAATACAATGTTACCAATAGGAACTTTTTTACGAACACCACCTTTAAGTTCCACATCAATAGTCTGCATAGGAGTTTGTCCTCCTCCTGAAGGCTGTTTAGTGATAGCAACAGAAGTTACACCCACAATTTCCTCAATAGCTCTGCTCAATTGATAATAACCATCATTTTTGAAACAAGGAATTCTGTAATCGAAATTCGACATTCGATTAGAATTTGCTATCTCATTTTCCAAATAAGACACAATTTCTGTGTATGGTTTTGGTCCTTGACCAAGTCTTACCAATTCTGCTTTTTTCTCTAATTCCCAACCTTGTTGTACTCTTTTAATAGTTTCCATGATAATTTAATTAATTTGTTAGCGTTTTCTTTTGTTAAATTAAGGCATCCGTATGATATGATACCGTTGTTAGATTCGTAGGTTAATTTTTCGTTGATTTGGGTTTTGTCTAAATTACCTTTAAAAACTTTAGTAGCTTCTTCCAGAGACAATGAGCTTGCCTTGTAATGGATGTTACCAGTCCGTTCATTAAGATAAATAGGTTGTTCTTCCATGCAGTAGCCTAATAGTATCATAAGCCTGATAGAATAAGAAACCTCTGTCTATAGGTGAACAGAGGTTTCAGTTAATGGGGACAAAAAAGGCTTACTTCAAAGTGTATTTCACTTTGTTGACAATAAGCCAGGAGATAGTTCTAGGATCTACTTCTCTCTTACGAGTATCATAGTCTTTATCACTTTCTTTAGATAACTCCATATCAATGAAGTGAACTCTTCCTAATTCGTCAACATGACCATAGTGACGACCTCTCATAATTCTTAATTCTCCAGGAATTACTTTACTGATTGGATTTTCAATCAAATCCTCAATAAGTTTAGCAGCATTAGCCAAGCTAGCATTTTGAATTTCTGTTACTTTAGAAGCTTTTTCTGCCTCATATGCTTTTTTAGTCTTAGGAGTATCCTTTTTGTAGAAAGCTACAGTCATAGCAATTCTAGGACTTGAAATGAAAATCTCTGCCAATTCAGTCATAGTTTTCTTTTCCTCTGTCTCAAAATAATCTGCACAGTTTAATACCTTCTCTACGTAAGGCTTACCAATCTTGATTTCATTGTCAAATTCATCTTTGACAATAATTTCACTTGGTTTAACTTCTTTTACTACATAGAAAGAAGTTTCAGATAGAACACTACCCTTTTTAATTTGATCTGTTTTCATATGAAAAAATTTAATTAATTACTTAGTTTTTTTTGATTTCTTTGGTTCCTCTGGTGTTTCAATGTTTTTATAGAAACCTTGAGATACATCCTCTCCTTTAGATACAGATAGAGAATATGATGTTCTTGATGAACGAGTAGCAGTTAAGCTCTTCTCAAGACCTTTAGCTGTTCCATCATAAGACAAGGTATTACTTTCATGAATCCTAAGAACATTACTAGCATATGCTACATCTTGAGGAGTACCAATAAAAGTAAATGTCCAACCTGAAGTAGAAAGTTGATCAATAAAACCAGAGATGTCATGAGCTGTATATCTTTTAGAAGCATTCTCTTGACCATCAGTATAGATGTTTACCAATACTTTGTCATCTTTACCTATACCAGGGAGAACTTTTTGAACAGCTTCTCCAATAGCATCAAATAAAGCTGTACTAGATCTTGTACCACAAGCAACTTTACTCACAGCAAGCAATTTATCCTTAGTATGGACAAATCTAACATCTGTAGAGAAATCTACAAGAGTGTAGGTATAGTTTACCTTAACCTTACTTTCTTTTAAATCTTGGATACCACCATTAATACCTTTCAATGCAGCATTATGCTTATCTCCTGACATAGAACCACTTGAATCAAGTACATCTACAATATGTATTGTAGGATATTCTTTTGGACTGGTTTTTGTGGTTTTAGTGCTCTTCTTTGATTTTACACAATCTTCAGAGGAAGTACACTTGCTCTTGCTCCCTGGATTACTTGAACAACATGTAGGGAAAACATCTCCTAAATCTATTAAAGTTTCTAAATAAGCTATATAGGTTGCAGCATCTGCATATCCTAATTTTTTAGCTCTAACTTCTCTTGCAACTTTATTGTACTGTTTGAATCCTTTCAAGGATTCTGAAGGCTTCTTAGTGTCCATAATGTTTCAATTTTAATTATTAGTAAATTAAATAAATTAAATAGATCAATTAAATTTCTTCGTCTGGAGAGGGTTTTACCACAATAAGAGCTGGTGGAGTAAAAGCAGGAATATTAATATTATAATGTGAAATAATTTTTTCAAATACTTCTACACCATAATCATCACAAGTCAAAAACTCTTCAGAAATAGTATCATAAAACTTTGGGTCATCATACCATACCCAAGTTCTATAATGCAATAGGCATCTTTCTGACATCAAAGCTTTACCTGTTCTTGCTATATCATAAGCAAAAGACATAAAGTCATGAATACTTTGAGCAGGGATTATAGTAATCCACTTTTCATCTTCAGGAGCTTTTTCCTTCTCTATCATAGTTACATATGATGGAGGAAGATAAGGTTTAGCCTGCTCAAAAGTCAGCAAGCTAAACAAATCACCTTTTTGTACTCCAAATAAGTCCATAGACTCTTTGTCATTAATTCTTTGGAAAATTTCTTCGTTTGTTCTCATAATTGTGTTTGTTTGTTAATCAATTAAATGTTCATAAGGATTATAGACTTGTTCACTATCTTGATGATAATCTTCTTCTTCATCAAAAATTTCTTCCCAATCATGGAAGTAGTCTTTATCCTCTTCGTTTACTTTGTTTGTTTCTGACATGTGTGTGTGTTTGAATGTTTTTAAGGTTTTATTAAATCATCTAATTCTTTTCCATTCATTTTAAGAACACTTAATATTGCAAGTTCTTGTTTAGGAGTAGCATCTAAAATATGAGTTAATATCTCAATTTTACTGTGTGTGAGCTTAGCTTGTCCTTTTGCAAAATCATGTATTCTATTAAAATGTTGATGAACTTGATTCAGTTCATAAGGGTCTAAAGGTTCTCCCTCCTCTGACACCCATCTTCCTTCTCTAATTACTGCTTTAGTCATATCAAAAGAATTGGTTACACTTTTTTTTCTAAATCTTAACTTGAATTCACGTTGCATTCGATTGTTTTAGGTTAATAATTAATTTAAATTCAATTCATTCTTAATATCCACAATAGCTTTTTCAGCTTGTAGTTCTTCTTCGACATCATCATCCAGTAAATCTGTAAATCTACTGGCAAGTCT